TGCTCTGCGCACTTCGTCGGGGATTATCCCCAGCTCATAGTAGTAAAGAGAACGCGCATGTTTTAACCCCCTCGCGGGGCTTAAGGCACACGCTCCTTAAGTGTAGCAGCAGTAGGACCGCTGGTACGCTAAAGATAAAGCTCTTTAAGACTGGCTCCCAAACCTGAACCCCGAAGCGGGGTCCACGAAGTCACGAACCGTAGAGGTCCGGATCCCAAGGAGGGGCTGGCCAATATGTGATATTCTCATATTGCACCACTCTCCTGAAGAATCTAGTACTATCTACTTTAGATCCAGGCATTCCTAAAAGAAATGCAAGGTATCTAAACTGCATATTCCAATTGTTGGTATCAGCGCGCCCAGGTATAAATCTGAGCAGCTGAATCCTCCAACTGAAACATTGCAGGTCAGGGTCGTAGCGTTTAAAACGCTCCGCTGGTTCGGATGAAGAATGGAAATAGTGGTCAAAACGAACACTTTTTCCTTCCATCCATCTCCAGTACTTCTTTCCTGGCGGCAAGTGAGCAGGGCCAATTAATGGCTTAGCAACACATGCATACAGGTATTTACACAAGTTGTGTAAACGGAAGCCTACCCTATTCCATATGAAACGGTTAAAGAGGTTATAAACCTCTTGATCGTTTCTAGGAAGGTTTTTGACATAGACCGGGCGCAGATCTACTCCCGAAAGGAAGTCTGATCCACAAGTTTCGCGAAAATTCCCAAAGACAAATGACTTTGAAGAATTGACATCGAAACCCAGGAACCCTAATAGTTCAACGAGAAGAGCGTAAGCTCTCGGATCGACAATTATGTCGTCTCCATAAACTCGTAGAACGTCCAGATTCCCACCCGCTTCGATCGTACAAGACTTAGCTAAAGCATAGAAAAGAATAGTTTCAATGGGGAACGTGAAAGCGTTACCCATCGAGCTAAACTTTTCATAGCAATGCCAACCTTTACCCTGATCCATGGTATAGTTCTTCGAACGTAAATCGTCCAACAGAACAAACCATTCTCGGGGAAAGAGCAGTCTTACCACCTCTATGCTAACATTGTCAGAAGCACTTGAAAGATCTAGCGTAGCTGCATGAAGCAGCTTGCTGGAACCTTCGCGTGCCGGAACATGATTCCGTTCTTGATTGTCAAGCGTCACCCCATAAGGGCGAAGCCTTTCTTTCAAGTAAGAATCAACTCCTTTCTGCATAAAAACGTTTAGAGACGGCTCAATTGCGATAGTACGATCAGTGACAGCGTTCTTTGGAACAGATGTCACACGGTTTCCCTTAACTACGTCGTAGGTGCCCCCTTCATCAATTAGACTCATTTTCCAATGAGGATATTGATTGAGGAATACCTTAGCGTAAGGAAGGGCTTCTCTAGTCACCGAATGGGGACCTGCAACCTTATAGTATAGGTTGCGATGGTCGCTCTTCGATGATGAGAAGGTGAACCCAGGCCCAAAACCGGCCCCGTCAGCTATTTTGTATAGCTGACTGTGTCCAAGCGGTCCCATGATATCACTAATGATATCTCGGGCCCTTGAGAATGTAAGCTGAATGTCTGACGACAAACGGCCCATTCTCTTAGAGTAGTATTGAAGGCGCTTATTGGTTCGTTTACACTTCTTTTCAGAAGAAATAAACTTACAAATCGCGGCTTCATAACGACCCTGGACACTTGAACCAGGAGCGTCTTTGTTCTTTACGAACAAGGACTGCAACTGGCGCCAAGCGGCTAGTTCGAGGAACTCTGTAGATGCGGTATTTTCTGCAATACAGAGTTTCTCCTCGATTAGTGAAAGAGTGTCTTCTAGGTCAGACTTTGAATGAAGTGATATTATTACTTCATCAAGGTCTTTCTTTTGAAGATATCTTCCAAGATCGAGAAGAGCTTGAGCAATAAGCCCACTAAGACTGGGAGGTACCTTAAGGTTCCTCCGATCCGGCTTTGCCATGATTGTCTCCTTTCAGAATGGTTTAGACTCCGTCGATACTTTAGGACGTTCCATGTGCTTCCACCTAGGAACCAAGGCCGCCGCAAATCTTGTTTGCGACGGAAGTGGTTCTTTTGGTTAGGCACGCGGAATATCCAAGTCATCGATGAAGTCCGATGCGATCTCTACGTCACCGAATATGGTGCCGAGGAGATCGACCATTGCGATCACGCTAGCGGCAGGTGCCTCTAGCGGCCACGCAATGGATACATCGCACACAGCTTTGCTTGCCAGTGGTACGTCGTCCGCATCCTTAAAGGAGCGAATAACGCGCACTCTCACGCTAGGCTTGGTGTACGCACCATTCTGTTGTACAGGCGGCTTGCGATCAAAGATCACAAGATAGTTTTCCTGGGTTGTATGCCCAGAAACCCTGTACGTGGACTGATTCTGGTTCGCGGACCCGTCAAAGGTCCAAGTTCCAGGTACTGTGAAATCGGCCATGTTGGCCTCCTATCGTTGAACTTAAAATTAAGTTCGGCTAATGGAAAGTATTCGCTGTATCAATCTAGCTCGTTGTAGTATGAAGAGGGCCGCAAGGTCCAACAACTTACTCCAATCGAGATTGATGTCCACAGAGAGATTGAAGGAGGGATCCTCTTCCTGTCGGTTGTAGATAGTCCTTGTATGGACTATAGAGTCAGTCTGCGTACCTAGAACTTCAGCATAAGATTGTGCTGGGTTATATGCAAAATAAGGATCTTGCATAGTACACTCAGTGGTAGTAACTACCACATCAGACGTACTCGACCACGCCGAAAGGACAGAACCTGTCGCGAAAGGAGAGTAGGCCGCAATCGCTTTGTTAATGTTGAAAAACCAATCAACAATAAAGCTAAACGGAACTACTTCCCATGCAGTCAGTAAGGGGTCAAGGGTCAATATATTAGTGGCCATTAACTCCACGATCACACCAGCGCGCACGCGTCTTTCTATGGTCTGGGAAACATTCCCAGAGGCATAGCAGATGTTGCCAACGCTGTTGTAGAGGAAGGGAGAATAATAAGTCAGTACTAAGCCGCCATGACTGGCGACTGTGGTACTATCTGAAGCTGTAACGGTATCTGATTTCCGGATGTATCCGGCACTCATAAACCTCAACTTCTCCAGAGACTGATTAATGTCTGCCATATCGTATATCAACGTTCTCCATCCATAACGGGCTTCGAGCCATGTTTCGGAAAATCCGATCATGCCTCGTTCCGCTATGGTTCTCTGACGAGAATGGACAATGTTGTGTGCTCTACGGAAGACGTTACTCCTAAACCTCGCGATCATCGAAACTGTCTTGTTGAACTCAGCCAAGAAGGTAGCTACATCCCACGCATCGGTCCTAGCTCTTGCTAGGGCGGACGTGAGTGGAGCGTCACTACTTGGCCAGTCCGTGTACGTACCCTGATAAGGTATCTTGCCATTAAAATGGTTAAGATACCAATGGTAACTATCGGCCATTGAGCCGTTTAGTATACCTCGGGCCTCAACATTTTGTGTTGAGGAATTACGTACTACCCACATGTGGTACCCTTGGCCGTCACGAACGACGACGTCTTTGGTCTGATGCATTTCATTTGTTGGTAATATCCCGCCATCACGCCTTGTAGCGTAATAGCCTGGAGTTACAACATCTGTCATGGTATCAGAGTATGAATAATTGATGTACCCGGTTTTCCAGGTCCAATTAGCATACAACCACTGTTCAAACTCGACATTAAAGTTCTGACTACGAACTCGCGGCATCTAAGCCTCCTTATAATATGCTTACGTTTAAAGTTATAGTACGATCACAAGCTCCAAGGAATGGAGCGAGTTCAGGTACCACAGCCCTAGCTGTAAGTTGAGGATAGCTAAAAGTAGCTATAATCAGGAACATATCAAGTCCTGATCGGATAGCACCCTAGGGGGTGCTA